TAAGCACTGGCCTTCATATGAAAAGTTGGAAAGCTGCGGTTAGAACGTGGAAAAGAAACCGCAGAGAAGATAAAGAATTCAAACCGAGGGAGATAATTATATGAATATCCCCTCTAACGTGGATTTTAGAGACTACATATCAATTATCGGGGAAGCCGAAGCCCAAGAGATACACCATGCTGGATTCTGGCGTGAGCAGATACATGAGAGGGCAAAGAACCTCGAATTGTCCGGTGACTTATTGCCCTGGAGCAAGGTAAGTCAGCGTTTCAAACTGCGGGCTGGCGAGGTCACATTGTGGGCTGGTATGAATGGCCACAAAAAATCAATGGTACTAGGTCAGGTAGCTCTATCGCTGATGTGCCAAGGCAAGAAAATTGCTATTGCGTCACTTGAAATGAAGCCAGAGGAGACGCTGTGGCGAATGTGCCAGCAAGCAGCAGGGCTTACGGAGGGTCAACCAAGTCAGGAATTTATTAATACATTCATGGACTTAGCTAATGAATATCTTGTTATCTATGACCAGCTTGACTCAGTTAAGACTGAGAAGATATTGGGCTTTGTGAATTACTGTGGGAAGGTCTTAGAGTGTGACCACATCATGATTGATTCCCTAGCCAAGTGTGGCATAGGAGTTGAGAACCGAGAGGGTGAGGCAGACATTATCAATCGGCTGGCTTGGTCTGCCAAACACTTAAATACTCACATCCATTTAGTCTCTCACGTGAGAAAACCCCAGAGCGCGGGAGAAGAATATATCCCTACAAAATTTGATGTCAAAGGCTCAAGCGCCTTAGTTGACTTAGTTGATAACCTAGTTATCTGTTGGGCCAATAAGAAAAGGGAATCACTAAAAGAACTTGGTCAATTAGATGAGAAGGAGCAGGAATATTTTGATAAAACATTTGACCAGCTAACCGTCATTTCGAAGCAAAGGCATGGTCGGTGGGAAGGTAAAGTAGGACTTTATCATCATCAAAGTCTGCAATTTGTGTCCAGGGAGGGCAGGGCAATGGACTACAAAATAGACCAAGTAGTTGATATTGAAGAAGAAAACACTGAAGAGAAAATAATTCAACAGATTAACTTTTAGCTGTTGACAAAAATAGTATTATCAATAATAATTTACATTCCATAGGAGGAAAAACAATGAGTAAATTAACTGACTACATAGAAAAAAATATTGCTGACTACGTTATCAAAAACGGCTACGCAAACATCAAAGACAAAAATGTGGAAGAGGAGCTAACCATTCTCAGTCACGATGAGAGCTTCTTCCTGGATGAAGTTATGAATCATCACATTGAAGATGCCGCAGAAGCTCAGATACTGCTTACTAAGGCAGTGAACGGTGACTGGGAGGCAAACCTAAAATATTTAGGCATGGTAAAAAAAGGCATGAAGTCATACTTAGATTACATCCTAGATGATTTGGCTTTTGAAGGTCTTCTAAAAGAGTGGCAAGACAACTACTCAAAAGAATATGCCGAAGAGCAAAGAGTAGACTATCTGACAGAAATGGAGGCAGCAAAATGAGCACACTAAGCAGCTTAAATATCCACGATATTGTGGATATAGATATTAAGACTAAAATTCTTAATACAGAAGATAGGTCATTCACTGTCAGTAAATATTACTTCAGAGATAGCGAAGGAAACGTATTTACTGTTAATGCTTTTTTGAAAGAGGAGCAGGAAAAATGAAAACTAGCGAATCACTAAAACATTTTGCGCCAGCTTTTAGAAAGGCGCAAAGCGAGATGGAGGCGGTTAAAAAAGACCAATCCAATCCATTTTTTAAGTCGAAGTACGCAAATATTGAGTCAATTATTGACTGTGTTACGCCAATTCTGAATAAAAATTACCTGTCCTTTTCACAGCATCCGGTGTCTACGGAGCGAGGGGTAGGCGTTACAACTATCCTGATGCACGATTCGGGTGAGTGGATACAGGAGTCTTACACCTTGCCTATAGCGAGTCCTAAGCCACAAGAAGGTGCTGCTGCGATTACTTATGCGAGGAGGTATGGTCTTCAATCTATTTGTGGATTACGGGCCTATGATGACGATGATGGCGAAAGGGCAATGGGAAGATGAGATTAATAGACTGCGAACAAGGTAGTGAGGAGTGGTTAAAGGCTAGATTGGGAGTACCGTCTGCCTCTAACTTTTCTAAAGTTTTAAAAATAAACGGAACACCGTCAACTCAGGCCAAGGCTTATGTTGATGCGCTGGTAGCAGAGGCTATTACAGGTGAATCTACTTATGTAAAGGTAACTGATGCTATGCAACGTGGCACTGAGTTGGAACCCTACGCTAGAGACAGGTACATCCTAGAGACTGAAAACCAAGTTCAGGAAGTAGGCTTTTGTCTTCATGATGATTATCAAGCTGGTGCAAGCCCAGATGGTTTGATTGGTGACGATGGAGGCTTGGAAATTAAGTCGCCTCTGGGAGGTACTATGGTATCTTATTTAAGAGGTGGTAAATTGCCCAGTAAATACTTTCAGCAGGTTCAAGGCTGTATGTATATCACTGGTAGGAAGTGGTGGGACTTCATGGCATACCATCCAGACATGAAGCCCTTGATAGTTAGAGTGGATAGAGACGAATATTTTATATCTTGTCTTGATAAAACTCTAAGAAAAGTAGTGGATGAAATTGAAAAATTAGTCAATAAATATTCGGAGGAATAAATGCAATACGATAACACTAACAGAGGTGCAGTTTGGAAGAATGAAACCGATAACCCTAAAGCACCAGCACTAAAAGGCGAGTGCAACATAGGAGGGACTGACTATCTAGTGAGTGCCTGGAAGAACGACACTTCAGATAATCCCAAAAGACCAGTGCTTAGTTTTTCTTTTGAAAAGAAGCAAGCTAAAGCTAAAGCCCCTGAATCTACTGATAGCTTCGAGGATGTTCCGTGGTAGACCATTTTGGGAATGTGCTAAGGAGTCTCCACGAATCTTCTGGAGTCTCACAATACAAAATCGCTAAAGATATTGGAATGGCTTCATCTAACTACAATGCTATGCTGAATAGGAAAGATATGAGGTGCTCTACGTTCTTTAGTGTTTGTGAGGCAATGGGTTATAAAGCGGAGGATATATGCCAGTATCTGCGGTAGCTAGTGGCCTTTCAGATTTAAAAAAAATCTTTAAGGACATTGATAAGCTAATCAAAAAGACTGGTTTTGCTAACATAGCTTACTCTGACGGGGGGATGAAGGTGGAGGACTTCACCCTCTCTTCCCTGTCTCAGAAAGCCCTCAAAGCTATTTGGATAAGAGAAGCTGCAAAGCATAACTGGAAGACAGAAGACATTGATGATGCCATGTATGAGGGCATGAATCGGTGGCTTAAAACTAAGTGTTACACTGACACTAAAGAGAAGTTCCTTCTAAGGTTTATTAAAAACCCAGAGGGAGGCGAGAAGGCAGAGGTTACAAGTTCTGCTAACTGGACAGTAGGGGAGATGACTTTTTTCCTGGACTGGATGCAAAACTTTTGCGCCAAGGATGGACTTATTTTAGAGGCAAAAGGAGAATACCTTGAAAATACCAAAGCTCAAGATATTTGACAGACAAAAGGTTAAAGAATCCTTGACTAAAGAATCCTTGACTGATGAGCTAACCCCATACGAGATTAAGAATCTTAATCAGAGTAGGAAGGCGTTTACTAATAAAGAAATATCATACATAGAAAAGAACAAGCCATACCTTCTTGCGTCTAATCAAAAAGAAGACATAAGAGAAATTATTAACAGTGGTTTTCCTTTGATGTCTAAGGAATTTAGTATTGAGCTTCTTTCCAGAAGATTTGCTTTTTACCAAACCATGTTCATAGGAAAAAATGTTGATACAGCACAAGATTTAAGAGTTAGGTCATTAAGGGCAAGGGACTGCTTAATGAATGGCCTTTACTTCGACACATTGAAGCCGATTAAGGAATAGATATGGGCACTAAATGGGATAATGTAAATGCTAGGGCAACTCCAGACCCGCAACTATTAGAGTATTGCGAATCAGATAAGCAAAAAGAATACATTTCAGCATGGATAGAATTTGGAACTTCTGCTGCTGCTGCAAAGGAACTTGGATGTAACGATTATAATGTAAGAGCGTGTAAGAAATTAGTAGAAAGTAACGCAGCTAAGAAAGGCTGGCAAAAATCAGACAATCACATACCTGACGGATATAAATTAAAAGGCAAGTCTACACTTCTTGACTCTGACGGAAATGCCAAAATTCAATGGGTCAAGACAGAGGTAGATAAAGAAAGACAAGAAGAAATGATGAGGGAGTTATGTGACAACCTCAAAGAGAATATAAAACCCTGGCCCGTAGTCAAAGCTCCTAAAAAAGTTAATGCAGATTTATGCTCAGTTTACACAATCACTGATTATCACATAGGCGCATATTCTTGGAACGAAGAGACTGGTGCTGACTGGGATATTAAGATAGCAGAGGATACTCTATACAAAGCATTTGGGGATATGATTAACGGAACCCCAGACTCTGAACAGGCAGTATTCGTTCAAATGGGAGACTTTCTCCACTGGGACGGTTTGACCTCTGTAACGCCCCTAAATAGGCACGTTCTTGATTCAGATGGTAGATACCCTAAGTTAGTCCAAGTCGCCGTAGAAACCTGTGTAAGGGCGGTAGAAATGCTATTGCATAAGCATAAGCACGTTCATGTAGTAATGTGCGAGGGTAATCACGATTTGACTGGGTCTGTCTGGTTGCAAGCCATAATGAAGATGGCATTTAAAAAGAACAAGAGGGTCACTGTAGATGATAGTGTGTTCCCATACTACTCATTTACTTGGGGCAATGTCTTCTTGGGATGGCATCATGGACACCTAACTAAGATTAGGGGGCTGGCTGGGAAGTTCTTTTCTGAGCCAAGGTTCCGTGGTCAGATGGCTAACACTGAGCATATCTACATTAGTACAGGACACTACCATACCAAAGAAGTAGTAGAGGTGTCTGGAGTGGTGATAGAGAGACACCCCACATTAAACGCTTGAGATGCCTACGGTGCTAGAGGATTTGAGCATTCTCAAAGAGGCGCATTGGCAATCACTTATGATAAAGAAAAAGGCGAGATTAGTAGAGTGACGGTAACACCATGAGACAACTTGACGAACTAAATATTCTTGAACACTGTGAGCAGTGTATCCATCACAAAAAAGATGAAATTAATTCTTTTCGCACTTACTGCGGAAAGTTAGAGGAAAGATACGGGAGGCCCGTAGAGATATGTGTGAACAAACACTTTCCAATCCTATGCCCTTTACCGAAGGTGTAGCTAAGGTTAGGAATCCCTGCAGAGGTATATGCTCTACCTCTACCGTGGGGAGCATCTGGTGTGTTGGTTGTGGCAGGTATTACAAGGATGTGATTGACTGGAATACCTATGATGAGTCCAACAAAATACTGGCCATGAAGAGGGCTACGGAACACCAACAAAAGAAAAGGAACGGAGAGGTTACTGATAACCTAGATTACTTATGAAAGCAAAAGACATACAAGTAGGTGGGAATCATTATAAGAATTTTAAAATCCAGCCCATAGAGTATATCCAGGCTAACAATTTAAGTTACTGCGAAGCCAACGTGGTTAAGTATGTTACTAGATGGAGGAGTAAGAATGGTATTGAGGACTTGAAAAAAGCTAAACACTACATAGACCTGCTCATGGAGAGTGAGGTTATAGAGCCTAACTTAGAATATTTAAGAGAGTAAAAAATGAGCAGGACTATAGGATGGTTTAGTGCTGGGGCAGCGTCTGCTGTAGTTATGAAACTGGTTAAGCCAGACATCATAGCTTATTGCGAGACAGGCTCAGAGGATATTGATAACCATAGGTTCTTGGAAGACTGCGAGGAATGGTTTGGTCAAGAGGTTATGAGGCTCAAAAACCCAAAGTTTAATGACACTTGGGAGGTCTGGGAAAAGCGTAGATACATAAGCGGCATAGCAGGTGCGCCTTGTACTAGCGAGCTAAAGATAAACCCTAGACTAAAGTTTCAAAGACCTGACGACATCCATTACTTTGGATATACCGCAGACGCAAGAGATGCAAAACGCATTGAAACCTTGAAGGAAAACTGGCCTGAACTAGACGCAAGAGCACCATTGGTTGAACAGGGAATAACTAAGGCGGCGTGTTTGGCCATAATAGAAACAGCAGGAATAAAGCCTCCAAGAGTTTATGCTATGGGTTATCCTAATGCTAACTGCATACCATGCGTAAAAGCTCAAAGCCCTGATTACTGGTCATTAGTAAGAAGAGAGCATCCTGCTGAATTTGAAAGAATGTCAAAACTTTCCAGAGAGCTAGGAGCAAGGCTTGCCAGAATTAAAGGGGAGAGAATATTTATAGATGAAATACCCGAAGACTGGCCTACAACAAAACCTTTAGCCCCAGAGTGTGATTTTCTTTGCAATATTGCGGAGCAGGAAATATTCCATGAAAAAGAAAACACTTAGAGCTTTGATAGATGATGTAGCTAAGTTATTACAAAAACACGTTAGATTAAAGGCTGCTGTAGCTGCTAAAAAGGATGGCTTTATAGAGTGCGTATCATGTAATAAGTGGTATCACTGGAAAGATATGCAGGGTGGACACTGGATAGAAAGAGGAAAGCAAGCCACCAAGATAATGGAGGAGAACATACATCCTCAGTGTGCTGGCTGTAACCAGTACGGTATGCGGCACAGGACTCACGTTAGAGAAGGTTACTCTAAATACATGAGGGATATGTACGGGGATGATTTCTGTGACCAGATGTTAATAGATTCCAGAAAACCGATTAAATACTTTAGACCTGACTTAAAGGATATGATTAAAGACCTGAGAGAAAAGAACAGGGAATTAGAAGATGCCATTTAGACCAGAAGACAAACCAAGAGTATCTATCATTACCATAATGTATAACGGCAGAACTCAATTACTTAAAAAGGCTGTTCAAAGCGTTATTAATCAAAGCTATCCTTATTGGGAGCTTATCTTGCAAGATGACCATTCTACAGATGGCACTTATGAAATGGCGGTTGGACTAGCCATGACAGACAAAAGAATAAAGGTGTACAGGAACAAATAGAAGAATAATACGAGGAGTATGCTGGCTTGAAACAGGAAACCCAGAGTGTAGAGGTGGACCCTATGGAACCAGAGGAACTGGCGAAATGGGTGAACGACAATTTACCCCTTCTGGAGGGGACGGAGCAGAGGGCGATAGGGACTCTAGCCATGATGGTGAGGGATTACTCAGACTTCATGGAGGAGAATAGCACTGTAGATGAGTTATTCAGTATGTTCATCTCTATGCGGTACAAAGAGCTGATGGACAAGGAGCTGCATTAGTGGTTGATGAGTACGCCCCTCTAATTAAGAACAGAGAAAACGCTGCTAAGATTAAAGACTTTGGCAGTCTCAGATGGGGCAAAATATCTCCTACAGACATTGATGGCTTTATAGAGATAGGAAATGAAAAGTTTATATTCATTGAGTGTAAATATAAAGACTCTGAACTCCCTACGGGCCAGAGGATAGCATTAGAAAGACTGGTTGATGTTGTAGGTAATCAGAAGAAGGCTATTTTAATCATAGCCTCACATGATGGAAAGGGAGACATAATGGTTGGAGACTGTGTAGCCACTAAGTATAGATATAAGAAAAAGTGGCGCGACACAAATCTTCCTGTGTCAACGCTGTGTGATAAGTTTATAGAAAGTTAGGAGAGGTCAGTACGACACCCAAAGGCGGGGGTGGAGGAACCCAGGATGCCGCACTGCCTCAAAACTATTGACCGAAGTTGTAATTAGGGTCAGAAACCGCCTGCCTAATATCTAATACGTCTTCCTCTGGAAGCTCTGACAACAACTTGGACACGTTAGAAATTAGTATCTCTGGCATTTGCTCAGAAGACATTGTTTTTGCAGCTTTCTCAAGCTGATTATCTAAAGCAATATACTTGTTAACCAGAGAAGGTCTTGATGTCAGTTTATAAAGAAAAATTGGGGATGTTAGTATTAATGCGGAGGCGGCCAGACTGCCAACGCCAGCTCCAACTAAACCACCACCAACCGCACCCAGACCTCCTATAACCCCAATACCAGCCGCAATTTCAGCAGAGCTAAGAGCCAAAGAAAAAGTCTTTCTGTTTCTTGTTTTTGACATAGTAACGACATGATTTAATAGCTTTTTAAGCTCAGGCCATCTCTCGCCAAAAATTTGTTTAGCAGAATCTGCGCCTCTTAATAAAGTTACTGCTCCAGAATCTTCAGAGAAAATGTTTCTAATTGGGTCTGCCCTGCCAGTAGTTTTTGTCTCTACCATATTGCTTTCTTTCAGATAAGAAGCTCTTACGCTCTCTCTAAACTTATTAATCTCAGAGCGTACATCCATTTTAGGCTTTGTCTTTGCCTTCATGGCGATGCTTCTTTCAGCTAAAGTCATAAGCTTTTTTGCTTTTTCTGGGTTCTTGCCAAGCAAGTCCCTACCTATCGCCTGATAAGCCTCTTTATTGACTCCATTTTTTATAAGGTTTTCAATCCCTCTTTCATCAAGAAAGTCCAAGCCATTCTTGTACTCTTTCTGCATCCTCTGGTAAATCTTAGCCATTGAGGGGTCTACTTTCCTAATCATGCCTATAGTTGTTTTTCTTATTTCGTTATGAAGCTCTTTGAGCTGCCCTCTAGCAACTCCATTACCATAAGCTGAACCAGGAGTCATCTTTGATATTTCTTGATTTATACGCTTCTCTAAATTAATAACGTCCTCCAATCTTGATTTGGCAAATCGCCCAGTAACAGAGCCAGAAAGCTCAGAAACAAGATTGTTG